GTGTTTAGTGCTTGTCGCTGTGCAGCAGGAACTAAGGGATTACCCATAGTTGCCCGTTGTTGAGCAGCTTGCAATGCAGCTTGAGTCTGTTGACTTGGGCTTACATAAGTCTGACCAGGATAATAACTTGGCAGATTAGGCTGTTGGTATAGGCGAGTTGATTCCTCTAGTCCATACTGAACAAAAGGGCGCATTGTTGGATCAAGTTCTGTCCTTGATACTGTATTAGTTCCACCACCACCACTCATAATATCTCCTTAACCCATTTCCTAGGCTTAAATCCAAATTTAGGAGCGATCCGATCCCATCCTGACCGCCACGATTCAAAAGTTAAATACTTAAAACCACCATCTTTGGTAATTTCAGAAACACAGTCAACTGCGCTTTTGAAATGTCCATTACTATTTGCCCATCCTACCCAACAATGTAGGGCATCGCCTCTAGGCTCTAATACTGCGAAACCTACAGGCTTGTTTTGTTCGGAAAACACCCATAATTGCGATCTGCCATTAAACACATCCGTATATACATCCTCTGGAATCCAATACTCTGGTGATTTCTTGAGTATATCTTCCAAGCCTGGTCTAACAAACGCCCACCAGTTCCGTAGTTCTTGTGGATTAACGAGCGTTTTTTGCATACCACAATTTTAACGAATTATCCAACTAAAATATAGCCGTATGTTTTATTTGCCGTATTGTTGGAATAATGGCTAATTGTTGCTGATCCTTGGGTCTGGGCGCTGACATAAATATTGCTATAAGCCTGTGGAGCAATATGATTTACTGTCACAATTACTGCTGCTGTTGCTGGGGCTGGCGATACTGGCTCATAACTATCAATAGTTAGCTTTTGGTCAGTTGGTGACCACCAAAACTCAATATAATCATTTGCTTGTAAATTTACAAAATAATTCCAAGAAATAATAGCGTGTCCATCTATACCGCTAGCGCTTCCATGAATAGATACCAAACCATTTGAACCATTAACAGATGTTCCATTCTTTTTAATCCAAGCATATATATTTTTGATGCCAGAAGAATTGTTATTAATCTGAGCAGACCAAGCAAAATTGTAAACACCAGGATTTGCAACAGTAATTTTTGATTCATCGACCAAAGAAATGCCATTACTAAGACCAGTAATGTTTAGCTTTACTGCTGCACTAGAACCAGATGCTTGCGCCTGTGATCCATGAACATAGTCACCAGAATTGTGTGAAGCATTTGATGTCCCAAAATCACCTCTAGTGCATCCAGTAAATGATGTCGATGTCTTTCCTGTGTAACTAATAATTTCATTATTAATCCTAATTGCACCAACAGACCTAAATTCAGTAGTGCTTACTACTGGTAATGTTGTTACCGAACCATTAATATTGCCACTTAAAGTTGTATAAGATAAATCTTGAAATTCACCATATGGAGAAGTATCAGCAAAAGCAGCCGATGAAAATGGCACTAATACAATCTTTGTATCAGAACTTATACGCTCATCATTTAAAGTCGTAGTAGTAGCGTTTCCAGTTGCTAATGTAATTAGCCCAGTATTGTTTGTTTTGCCGTTTAACATTTGACGGACAACCTCTGCCACATTTCGGGGATCAGAGCCAAAGTTGGGTAATGTCCGAAACATTATCTATTTCCCTGTGCTGCAATATCTACATCTACTGCAAGTGCATTAGTCCACAATCCTGTTGGTACTGTTTTAATCCGATGATAGCGACCAGCAGAGCGAATACCGACTCGATTCTCGCTATCTGCTGCAACAGCCGTTGAAAAGGTTAATGCACTATCTAGGTTTAAGCGAGATGCAATCGAGACAGTTCCAGAGCCATTGTCAATAATGGGTTTGGCAAGTGTGGCTACGGATTGTGTATTGGGCAATCCAAAATCACCTGTAATTAATGAGCCTGTTTTTCTTTGTCCTGTAAAGGATATTGCTTTAGCGTTAGTAACTCCAGCCAGTAACAATGCGCCACCAGCCCATTGGCGAGAATCCAAACTAACACCTAATGAATCTAATGTGCCAAAAGCATCTAGGCTTTCTAAGGCTAATGTAGGTGTATAAACATTGTTGATATAATTAGCTGTTGTTTCTGCATACGACCATTTGCCTAGCAGAATGTTATAAATTAACTGTTTCTTTTGTGCAAAATTATCTGTATAGTTCCAAATTGCTAATTTCTTAATTGGGTCTACTGCACAAGACATTTCGTTTATCTTGCTAAGATTTACATCGGCAAAAAAGAATTTGTCTACTTTTTCTGATCCAATCGCCTTTACTGCTTGACCATCGCAACTATAAAAACCATCGTCTGATAAGAAGAATGTTGTACTAGCATACTGACAAATGCTGTTAGGCGTAATACAACCTAACCCTCTAGCAATCGTATCAAATTGGAAAAAGAATGGACTACCAATATAAGACATACGCACTACTGAACGCTCTGTTAGGATTAATCCAAACTCACCACCGCTAATCCCCATAACATCGCCACCATCGGCTAAGTCTTGTGAATCAGATTGGCTTGTTGCGCCTGGTGTCCAATCTGTTTCATCGTTAATATCTGACCAATATACCCGATTTGGATAGTTTAGTTCATTAGCAGCTACTACGAAATCTCGTACAACTGTTACATAATGTGCGGTAGGCGCTGCTGCTGCCACATCTGCAAACGCTGTAGATGTGCCAATAACCCATGATTGCAATTTGTTTGCGCCATTTGCTGCAATAACAGTATTACCAAACTGAGTAAAGAATGTACGCTCACCACTTGCAGTAGAGTAGCCACCAGCTTTAGACACATCTGTTAGGTTTGTAGTGGCTGAGTTATAGCGAAATAGTTTAGTAGCACCAGAAGCAAACAGAAGTGTTGTTGTATTATTTTTAGCAGCAAATATATTGTTTAGATTCTCGCTAGCATCATTTGACAGGTTTACTTCTAGTGGTAAAGAGCTATATCCATTGGATACAGGATATACATTCTTAGCCTCTGTCATTGTTCCTGTTAAGCCAGGTTGGTCAGGCAGCCACTCTGTAAAATTTATCCTTGTCGTTGCCATGTGTTATTTCCTGAGTTCTGTTCTGTCCAAGTGTTTGAATCAGCGTTTACTGGAGTCCAAGTATTTGAATCTGCATTTACTGGTGTCCATGTATTTGATCCAGGCTCTTGTACTGTCCATGTATTATCTTCGGCAGAGTCAACTGACCACTCTTGACCAAACTTAAATCCTGTCGCAGTAACATTTGCGTTACCATTAATCTCTACATAAGCACTAGCAATTAATCTACCTTGCACCGCAACATTAGAGTTAGCGTTGATCTCAGCAAATCCTTGGTAAGACATACCGCCTAGCCCAGACATACTGCCTGTGCCTACTATCTCTGCATTACCTATTGCAACCCGTATAGAATCGCTTTGTAGGCTTGCTGTGCCGTTTATTGCACCTTCTGAATACCTAACCCTAGTCGAGCCTGATTCAAGGCTTGCAGAGCCATTTATTGAGCCTTCTCCTTTGGCGGTAATTGTGCCATTTGTAGCTACATTGGCGGTACAAACTATATCGCCTAATCCGTAAGCTATTTTTGATGCACCAACTTGTACATTAGCGGTTGCAGTAATCTCTGCATTTGCTCCTAATGTAAGACCACCTAGGGCTTGTACTGACGCTGTACCTAGTATTTCTGCATTAGCGTTAGCTAATCGTGTGCCATTACCTTGCACACTAGCAACACCTAGTATTTCTGCTTGTCCACCAATAATTCTTTCTGCTTGGGCAGCAAGACTAGCATTAGCTGTAATGACAGAGTTTGCAAAGTTGACACAAACCCCTGTTTCCCACAGTTCGCTATCTAACGAAAAAGCAAGACTATCTAAACTACCAAAAGAATCTAGTTGTTCTAGAGTCCATGGTCCACATACCTTGCCATCATAAAAAGTATTATCTAATGAATAAGGTACATTCTCAATCGAGCCATAAACATCTAGTTGCTCAAGAGTAAGTGGCATTACTCAAGCGTACAGGTCAATGCACCAGAGCTAATCTTAAACTGATCGCCTGTGCCAATAGCCTTAGACGAGTTTAGGATTGTATGGAATAACAGATTGCCAGTAGTAACTGCATCATGCAGACCAATATGGCTAATTGTTCCCCAGTTGTTTGTAGCTTGGGCAAATGTTACATCTGCGCTATTAGTGCAAACACCATTGCTAGGAGCGTTAAACGATACAGCGATACGAGCATACGCACCGCCAGTACATTCTGTGCCACTACCAGCATCGGTAGGATCAGAAGTAAACAAACCTACGAAACAGGTTGTTGGGCTTGTATAAGATGTATTGCGTAGAACAGCATTT